ATTATTTAACGGATTGTTAAAGTTTAAGTTAAAAAAACGATATTTCGAAAATAAAAACAAACAAAATGAAAAAGAATAAATTTAATCCTGTGTTCATTGTAGATATGACCACATGCGAAAACGTTGCCGATCTCATTCGTGCTTTAAATGATGCTAAAGTTAGGGCTGGTTTGGCAATCAACTTAACAGATTATTATTTTGAACTCGATAACGCGTTCATGTCAGGTTTTGATTGTGCTAACGAAATTAATGTGCAACTGAAAAAGGATACACTGTTTACACGTATTAAGAATTGGTTTAAACGTAAGTAATTATGGACATGACTGATTGCTAATAAAAACAGTTTAATGTTACTGTAAAAACATTATAACCACTATCAAGGTGGCATATCGTGGAGTGGAACAGTGGTAGTTCGTCAGGCTCATAACCTGAAGGTCGGTGGTTCGAATCCACCCTCCGCAACATAAAAATATTACGATTTCTCATAATTTTTATTATGAACAGTCAGGTGTAATCGCTGGATATTAGTTAACAAGGAAAATGAGGTTACGACAAACATACAACTGTACGAAATATAGCAGATGTCCTTCGTTATTAAATTGTTACTGTAAGATGTAACAGCTAATATCAATCATAATTTACAAGTCATGGCGGTCTGACTATAACGACCACCGTATCGTGCTATTATTTACTATTAGTACGTAAAATTATGTTTATGCATAGACGTTGACGCGCGAGTCTTTAAACAGCGTCACATTGCCCTATGGTGTAATGGTCTAAGCACAGGGAGCTCTAACCTCCTTAGTCTGGGTTCGAATCCTGGTGGGGCTACCAATACAAGAAAAAACTTGATAAATTAATATTACATGGAACTTAAAATTAAACGATTAACTGATAAGGCGGTTTTGCCTATTCGCGCACATAAAAGTGACGCAGGACTTGATTTGACAGCTGTAGACATTACTCTTGAATCAAATGAATGTGGTCAAACAGTAGTAGTATATCACTCAGGTTTGGCTGTAGAGATTCCAGAAGGACATGTTGGTTTGCTGTTCCCACGTTCCAGTATTGCTAATAAAAGTATGTTTATGACCAACGGTGTTGGTGTAATAGACGCTGGTTATAGAGGTGAAATTATGGCGAAGATGCATATTACTACAGATGGTAAACCTGCAATTCATCAGCTAGGCGAGCGATTTGCTCAATTGGTTGTTATGCCAATTCCTGAAATAACTGTTGTTGAAGCTACTGAGCTAAGCAATACAGATAGAGGAAATGGTGGATATGGTTCCAGCGATACAACGATGGTTAGCGCACCTAGTACAGACGACGAAATTAACCAAACTGAGGATACTATTAAAAATCACGATGAGGTTTCAGCTGGCGTCGATCAAACTGTAGCTGAGGAAGCGGCTGAGTCCGGAAGCGACTCTGAGGCAGTGTAATAACGCGTAAAAGACTGCGGGGATGGCGTACATGTATCTGGCAAAATCCCACAGGATAAGGGGGTCCCATAAGAGGGATTCCCTTTCCTTGTTTGTATAATATTCAATTATAGCACATGAAAAAATCTAAATTATTTGGTTCACGTTTAATTGAAAATGTGAAAGTTCCTAAAACCCCTCGAGTACTTATGACGGAAGGTACAGAGAGTATACAATCTTTGGACTTCGATGAGGGGGATATATTAGACGCTAATTCAATAAAGCGTCAATTTGAATAGTTTCAGCCTAATACTAATCCGGGTAATAACAATTCTGGTGTTGATATATCAAACGTAACAATATCACAAATAATACCAAATCTTATCAACAATCATACTGTATATAATACAAATGTTGTTGAAAATCAACCATATAGTATTGTATTTAGCGATGGTACATTTTATGCATTGTAGAACGGATGGTATTATACTAAGTTTAAAGAAGCAGAATTACTTGCTGATAATACTAAAGTAAAAAATACAGTATTTGTATGTACGGAAGACAACAAGATATATCGCCTAGATGAATTTAGACGTCTTATAGAAATAAGTCAATCAAACATCGATCCAAATCTTCAAGCTAATGTAGATAAGAATAAATTAGACATAGCTCATATAAACGCTCTTATATCTGCATTTAAACCAATTGTATAGTTTGATAAAATTGTCACATCACCTGATTTTTATGCTCCTGGTAATAGTGTAAGTCAGGATAAAAAAGAATTAATTATACCGGGCGAAGATGAGGTACATTGGTCTGTGGATTATCAAAAGTTTTATTTATATAACATCAGCAGAAAGACATATTATCAAGACTGGAATGACGATCACCGTCGTAATTATTATAATATAGAAGAGGATGAACCTAATACAGAAAATTTATATTACGATAGATCCAATGGGAAATATTACACTCTAGAAAACATAAACTTACTAGCTGGCGAAAATCCTGGTTATAATTTATATCCACTTAAGTTAGAAAACTTAAAGAAGTTAGATAGTAAAGCCGATGCATTTGAAACAGGTACAATTAGTAAGGTAGAGGGTATTGCAGCACCTATCTGGAAAGAAAAGAATATGTATCGTGTAAGTAAGGCCAGTCCTTATATACCTACAACTAGATTTTCGTTTAATGGATAGCAACATACATATATTGCAAATCCAGGAACATGGATAAATGGAATGCTCGTGTTAGATGATGATTTTGTGTTGTTCTTTGGTAAACAAGCATATTTTTATGGATGGGATCCATTAAACGAAGAAATCATATATGCATCTAGAGCAGATCAATATTATAGAGTAGATGGTTATAACTTTCATGGTCAAGATGGTGTATTGATTGAACAAAAATATAATGATGTTGAAAATCGCATGGAATATACTGTCGGTACATCACATCTTAAAAATGGGTCATTTGCAGTATGGAGAGTTTGGAAAACGAAAAGTTAGCCAAATGGTAAATTTGGTCCAACCATACAAACAATTGGGAGTTCATTTATAAAATCAATTTCTTATACTGGAGATAAGTTAAAACTAAATGCACCTACTACTTGGATCTCAGATGGTGAGTTTATGTATATTATGGGTCATAAACCCGGAAGTCCGGTGTATGACAGTCAGCATAATAACGATGTAACTCTAACATTGTGTAAAACCACAATAACAGTAGATTCATTATTAACACCTGGCGAACAAACAGTACAGGAGAACGAAATAACCGTATTGACAGATATAGAGTTTGGAAAAAAGTCATTTCAATCTGCACTAATACACAATGGTTATTTATGGATTGCTCAGTTTAAAGAATGGAGATTTGCCGATGGTAATTGGGATACACACCACGTCTATGCAATAGATATGTCAAACGGACAAATTGTATCAACCATAGATACTGGTTTGCCTTTTATTAATAATACGCTTCCAACTGGATATGAAACTGGAAGATTGTATAATGGTGAAATAGAAGGTATGGATATATATAATGGATGTATTTATTTAGCTATACACTTTGCACATCCAGACGGCCGTGGTAATTTCCAGTTAAAAAAGATTGAGTTTAAAGATGGTCCACATACAGAACAAGAAGTCGCTTGTGAAGTTCCATTGATAGAGCATCTTTCTAGTGAAGAGCAATGCGAAATATCACCAAATGTTATGCATGTATGGAAGGTTGTGAACAATTTAAATTTAACATTAAAGCCTGTTAGTAAATAGGATGTAATGTACGAATATATGTTTGAGTTTCAATCTCCTGAGAACTAGCCAACAAACTTAACATTACCAAGTACAATAAAATGGTATAATGGTAAGAAAATAGATGTTGTTAAAAACAAACGCTATCAGGCCAGTATTTTGAATAATGTTATAATTATGGGAGACTGCGACGTATGAGTGTGATAAGAAGACGATTAATGTCCAAACAATTTGTACCGGAATATGAATATTTAAATCATATTACAAATAATGACAATGCTTATATTGACACTGGTGTGCCTTCTAATTTTAACTTAAAATTTTATATTAGTTTCAAAGATTATCAGTGTGTACACGGCTCCGCAGTATTTGGATCATAGGGATATTGGGGAAATAGTTTAGCCATATATGGCAATACGATTGTGTATTGTCTAAGCAGTTATGCCTACAGACATATTGTGGACATAAACAAATTATTATCTGGAGAACTTATGTGCACGAAGGATGGATGTGATGGAAGTTTGGATGGAATTCCAACAACTCTTGAGAAAATTAGTGATGGTAATAATATTTCTGGAAATATTCAAATATTTAGAGGTGGCGTACAAATTGTAGCAAAAGCTACAATTTATTCTTTTAAAATTTTTGATTAGAACGATATATTGCTTAGAGACTTCAGGCCAGCAAAAAGAACAGCGGATGGAGAAGTAGGCATGTATGACAAGGTTGGTAACAAGTTTTATACAAGTTAGACTGCAAGTAAATTTATAGGAGGATGAACATGAATAATTACAAATTAAACATATTAAATACGAATAATATGAAGATTGGGTCCAGAAAAGACATGTTGTTCTTTAAATTATAGGATCACATCAACGATGGAAGTGTTCATATTACAGACAGCGAAAGAGCAGCATGGAATGTTCTTTTGACAACGGTACCATAGTTACATACAGAGCTTGCAGCACTTCGAAATACTTATAGTACGCTTGGAACAAAAATAGAGGAAGCTGAAGATAGATTAAACACGCAGATTACTGATAAAATAGATCTATACAATTTAACTGTAGAAAAAACATTTAAAACAAAGCTAAATATCGATACATTTGATGAGTTTAATAATACATTAAAATCGTAGTTACAGTAGTTTGTAACAATGCAGTTATTATAGCAATTTGGTTTTTTAACAAAACATCAACCGATTAAGAAAATATCTGATGGTAAAAATACATACAGTTTAGTTGGTGAAGGTACTATTACAATCAATGCTGGATCTGGTACTATAAATGAAATAACACAAGCCACTGATACAACACTTGGTGGATTTAAACTTGGGTACAGAGCAAATGGTAGAAATTACCCAATTTAGCTTGCTGATGGAAAAGCCTTTGTTAATGTGCCATGGGAAGCTGGTAATAATAGTGGGATCAACAATGATGTACAAGCTGCATTAGATGAAACTACACGTAAGATTGATAATATCAATAAAGATATAAACAAACTTGCAGACACATTAAATAAAACAGCTAAAGATCAATTAGCCAATCAAGTAAAAGAAGCTGAAGCAGCATTAAACGATGCAAAGAAAAAGATTGATGATGCCAAAGCTAAACTTGATACGTTTATGGCCAGCTCTGGAGCACAATACATTGTTGAAAAGACTGGATAGATTAAAGCATTTGCGGAATGGTATGATAAAGAAAAGAATACAATTGCTCAACTTACTACTACATTAAACGCACAATTAGCACAAATACAAACGCTCGGTACTAAAGTAGATACAGTGAATAATACTGTTACTGAGTATGGTAAGACAATAGATCTCACAAAAAAAGAGATAAACGAAAAGTTTAAGACTGTAGACACTATTAATAATAAGTTAAGTGAAGTATCTACTAAAATTAGTGTAATTGAGCCAAAAGTAGAAACAACTGTATCTAAGGTATTCCCAAATGGTATAGCACAAACATCTCAAATAGAAATAAACTCACATGGTATTACATCTCTTACAGCCAAACAAACAGCCACAGATACATTTATATCTGGAATGAAAACAAAGGTTGGTGATGATGGATCTAAGTTAGAAACGTTTGTACAAAAAACAGCAAAGGACGGAATCAAAGGCGCATATATTGTCCAAGAAATAAATAATTCCAGTTCGTCTGTCACCATTAGTGCAGATAAGATTAATCTTGATGGTGAAGCTATTGCACGTAAAATATCTACATACGGATTAAAAGTATTAGATAATAATGATAAAGCAGTAGCTGGTTTAAATGGAGAAAAAACAGATAAAAGCACTGTACGTTTCTGGGCTGGAGAACCAGAAACTCCAGACGATTATACTACAAGTAAGTTTCACGTAACTGGAGAAGGTAAATTAAAAGCTGCTGATGCTGAAATACACGGAACCATAAATGCTACTACTGGTCAAATTGGTGGATTTAAAATCACAGACGGAGCATTAAGTAATCAGTATACCAATGTGGATGCTGGTATATATATTAAAAACGAAAATCTGTTTGCTGGTATAGGAAATGTTATACCGCCTTCTTCTGGTATGAAAATCTCTGCCATAATGTACAATACTAATGACAACAGATTTGGTACAAACACAGCTCTTGGGGTTTATGCCAGTGGTGGTATGAACAATTATGCTATAGATATGCCAAGTGGATGTATACATGGGTTTAGAATGCATGCAAAGACCACAGGTACTAATTATACGTTACATAAAAGTGATAATGCATTGTTAGTCCTTAGTGACGCTACAATAACAATTCCTAGTGATTGTGATAATGGTCATGTATATCAAATATTTCCCGGCGGATATAACGTTACAATAAAAACAAGTACTGCTAATGAAAAAATAACATGGTATAACAATGGACTTAATCAGGGTACGGAATTTATAACGAGTGCGGCTACCAATAGGCCGTGTAGATTGATATTTTTCAAAAATTATTCAGGTGGAGGATATTGGGTTAGTGATATATATTGGTAATAATTATGTTTGATATACAAGGAAGTAAAATAAAACTTAGTACAGATGATTTAGCGATACCACCTTTTAAAGACTATTATAATAAGGCGAAAGATAAATCAGAAGCACTAAAGGAAATAGAATATGTCATATGGCTATACAAATGGAATACACCGTATGAGGCATACCCTGAGAAGCAAAGAGCTTCTGTAGTAGCAAAAGACATATTTAAAGACGATAAATACATTCCTTCACCGTAGTTAAAAGAATTAGCAATAAGATTTCAGGAGTTTTAGTAGACTCCTGGAACAAGGCTATTATAGTCTTCATAGTCTGCGGCAGAGGGATTAATAGAAACTCTGAATCAATATTCAGAAGGAAACATGGACATAGATACTGCACTAAAAATAACTAGAATACTAAAAGACGTTAGCGCTGTTGTTAAATCATTAGATATAGCAATGAAACAAGCTAAAGTTGAACAAATGGAATCTGGTAAGGTTAAAGGTGGTGGTATTATAGGTCTATACGAATAAAATATATATGATTATGGATAACAAATACGCAAAGGATTATTCTAATAAATACAAGATCAGAAGTATATATAAAGTTAGTGGTGCTACTACATTACCAAAATTAAATCAAAAATAGGAAAATGATGATTTTGATTATATACAACTGTGGCTGACGGATTTAGAGACAGGCAGAGCTATTCCATTTAAAAGTGAATTTAGAGGAAACGCATCACACATGGATGTTTATGAACCAATTAGTATATTAGTAAGGAAAGAAGAAAAATATGAAAGTGTATTTGAGCCTGGTGATGATGCTGAAATAAGTTTTAAAAATAAATATACAGGTGAAATAAAAACAATTAGTACTGAAAAATAATTATGGTAGATTTTAATAAAAGAGTGTTAAACTCTGATAAGTTTAGGCCTGCTGCATTATTTTTCCAAGAACATGGACGTTATACATTGGCACCACGAGGAACAACAGACTATGTATAGTATTGGGATCAAGAAACATCTAGATGCTTAAATGGATATGTAGCACCAGATGGTGACGCTATTACTGGTTATCACTACTTTTATTTGAATTATAGCCCGATTATGAAATTATAGGAAGTTGAATATACAGACAGGTATGGAAATAAGCGTACACGAAGGGAGCGTATATTTGGGTTTCCTAGATTCTGGGATTATGATTATTTTTATTTTAATGCTATAGAAGAAGCAGAAATGCAAGGCAAACACATGGCTGTACTAAAATCAAGACAGCGTGGGTATTCCTTCAAAGGAGCTTCTATGTTAGTTCGTAATTACGAATTAATACCTGGTTCTAAGAATTTCGCAGTAGCGTCTGAATAGAAGTTCTTAATCGGTGATGGTATATTAACTAAAGCCTGGTAGATCATGGACTTTATTGATAAGAATACGGCATGGTCTAAATAGCGTTTAACTAGTACTCGTATGGAACGCGTATCTGGTTATAAAGTCACTGATGAATTTGGTAAACAAACGGAACAGGGTTATTTATCTAGTATTACTGGGATTACTCTAAAGAATGACCCAGAACGTCTTCGTGGTACTCGTGGTAAATTAGTATTATTTGAAGAAGGTGGTAAATTTCCAAGCTTAGAGACAGCGTGGCGTATAGAATAGCCTGCTGTTGAAACAGACGACGGAGTAGCATTCGGTCTGATGTTAGCGTTTGGTACTGGAGGTACAGAAGGTGGCCAATTCGATGGCTTAAAAAACTTATTTTACAAACCAGAGGCATTTAATGTTTTATCATTTCCAAATATTTGGGATGACGGGCAAGAGAATACAAAATGTGGGTTCTTTGTTCCGTCTTGGTCTAACATGGAAAGTACGGATGAAAATGGTAAATAGATCTTTATGGATGAATTTGGTAATTCGTATAGAGAAAAAGCTATTGAAGAACTTATTCGTCAAAGAAATGTTATTAAAGATGGTGGTGCAACACAAACATCTGTAGATAGATTTATATCAGAACGTCCATTAAAACCACAAGAAGCTGTATTAGAGCTTGGTAAAAATATATTCCCACGTAAACTATTAATGGATCAATTAACTAAAATACGTACAAATGAAAAGATACGTAATATGAAGCATATAGTCGATTTACACTGGGAGAACGGATAGGTTAAAGCTACTGAAAAGAAGACTGGCGATATAACTACATATCACTTAAAGAAAGATGATAAACCACACGGTTCTATAGTTATATGGGAGTATCCAGTACAAGATCCACCTTATGGATTATATATTGGTGGGTGTCTTACACCAGGAGAAAAGGTGTATACATAGCGTGGACTGGTGAATGTTGAAGATGTTACTTTGAATGACAAATTAATAAATGAAAATGGAGATTTCGTAGAAATTTATAATTTACAAAGGTACGAAAAAGTAAATGAGGATACGTACGAACTCAAACCAGCATGTACATTTAGAACTACTACATTTACCAGAGAACATCCAATTTATATATATAATAAAGGATTTGTTAAGACAAAAGATTTAAATGTCGGAGACTGGTTAGAAATTCCAAACAGATATTATGGTTATGATGGTGAGAACAAATTTAAAAATGGACTAGAAAAAATACTATGGTAGTTTCCACATCATTAGGAAAAACTATTTTACTTTTTAGGTTTGTTTGTTGGCGATGGGTTTGTAAATATAAATGGCAAATCTCATGATATTTATTTGTCAATCGGTAAATCTGAAAACGATCTTGCAAAATTTTATGATCAATTAATATTTGATGTATTTGATCGAAAGTGTATAAATGTGCACAAAAATAAAGAAAACACTAGAAGGTTTACGCACAAAGAATTGGCATTATTATTACACAATAATATAGGAACTAGTGCTTACAATAAACGTATACCAGATTGGATTAAACAGGCATCATTTCCTTTGCGATACGCGTTCTTGCAAGGATATTTAGATTCTGATGGTTCTGTCTTTTACGACAATGGAAAGGTTAGGGTTAATTTTACCAGTGTTAATTTAGAGCTGTTAGAGGATGTGCAAGATATCTTATTTTCATTAGAAATAAAAAATTCCATTGTGATACATCAAAAATAGTGTAAAAATAAATTTGGTGGCATCTCAAAACAATCCTACAGAATAAACATTGCCAGAGAAGATAATAAAAAGTTATTACAAGATTTGGTATTTGAGAGTAGAAAAATTAAGATTCTTAAACTTTCAAATGTAGTAAAAAAATCAAACGATAAAATTAGGTTTATTAGAAATAAAATTCTACTAAAGATAGAAAATATTGATAAATCTTTATATACAGGAACTGTATATAATTTTGAGTGTGATACTCATACATACATGTGTAGAAATATATTGACACATAATTGTGACCCGTGCGCGCGTGAGTCAGCGGGTTTAAAATCGAGCAAAAACGGTGAACATCTAGAACAGAAAACACCGTGCTAATTATATAAATTGCGAAAGGTTATATGACAGTGTAACGCGTAGGAGGTGAATAAATATAATCCTCCCAAGAGTGCTCGACGTTATCAAAACGATGATGTACGCTGAACTATATGGGGACATGTAGAAGTATAGATAAAAAGCTATACGATAACAAAATTGACGACCACGATGAGAGTTTTACAAATTCATTGGGTTCTACGTTTATATATAAACGTGTTCAAGCTGGAGAAGCATGGAACGATGTAATAGTGGCAGAATATTCTGGTAGACCAGATACCGCAGAAGAATATTATGAGAATGTACGTAAACTGCTTACATTTTATAATGCTCGGTTATTGTTTGAGAATGAGCGTAAAGGCATATATCCATACTTTACAAACAAACATTGTGACTATTTACTTGCAGATTAGCCAGATAAGGTTATATCTGAAATATTTAAGGACTCGAAAGTCCAAAGACGAAAAGGGTGTCATATGACTAAATCTATTAGAGCATATGGAGAAGGTTTAATATTAGAATGGCTAATGGACGAATATGAACCAGGACATCCAAATTTAGAGAGAATATACAGTGAACCATTACTTGAAGAATTAATTGAAAATGACGGTGTACGAAACGTAGACCGTGTGATAGCTCTATGTATGGTAATGATATACAGAGAAGAGCTGTATCAAGTAAAAGTAGCTGAACATAAAGATAATAATAAATAGGTTGAACTCTTCGAGATGCCACTGTTTAGCCAGCAATGGTGGGACAGCGGGTAGGTACAAGACGATACACCTGTATTTACTTTTTAAAAATGATACAAGTAGAAGACAACTTATATAATAATACGTTTCCACAATAGAAACTACCATTGTCTAAAAAGAATGAAGATTGGTAGCATAGTTGTGTGAACTATATAATAGGTGAAGGTGGTGCCAATACTCAAAGTAAATCCGGCACGCGTCATGGAGAGATGAAAACCTATTATAATCTATACAACAGCATCTTTGACGAATCTGATTTTAAACGTATTACAAATCCGTTTAAAGTTGATGATGGTTTTCCTGCTACACCGTAGGATTTTAATATCATTCGTCCAAAGATAGACTTGTTGATAGGAGAGGAGACGAAAAGACCAATGAATTTTAGGGTCATTCGTACCTCTCAAGATGCTGTATCAGAATTACAGGACAAAGAAAAAGATATGTTGATGCAATATCTTATGGCGTCAATTAAAGCAAAAATGGGTCCTGAAGAGCAGCAACAGTTTGATCAATAGTTATAGAGTGGAGAAATAATGCCACCAGAAGCTATTGCAAAATATATGGATAAGCAATACAAAGATGTTGTTGAAAACACTGCTTATCATACATTGGAATATTTAAAAGAAAAATTAGGTCTTAATAACGAATTTATCAAAGGCTGGAAAGATGGTCTAATAAGTGGAACAGAGGTTTATTATGTTGGAGTATTAAATGGTGAGCCATATGCTGAACGAGTAAATCCAGTTCATTTTCAATATGATAATAGCCCAGATCTAGAATTTATAGAAGACGGATCTTGGTGTTGTCGTAAAATGAAACTTCCAATCACAGAGATTTACGATAGATATTACGATAAAATATCTGAAAAGGACCTAAACAAGTTAAACGAAATGTTAACAGGCACGCCCATTTGTGATCTTAAATAGGGGCCTGCTTTAGATATATCTGGCGGTATTAAAATGAATATATTAGACGGTGATGTTGATACCAAAAGTAAACATCATGTAAATGTATGGCATTGCTGCTGGAAATCGTTTAAGAAAATATTCTATGTAACTACATTAGATGAATCTGGTGAACCATAGATAAATATATGTGACGAGACATATAAAAAGGTTGGAACAGAAGTATCTGTAGAGCCAGATTGGATTGTAGAAGTTTGGGAAGGATATAAAGCCGGTAGTGATCTTTATTTTGGTATACAACCATTAGAATATCAACATATTAGTCTTGATAATCCAAATTCACAAAAATTACCGTACTGTGGTTGTGTATACAGTAATACAAACAGTAGACCAAGATCTCTTGTAAGTATTTTAAAACCTTTGCAATATATGTATATTGTATTGTGGTATAGACTTGAATTGGCTATAGCAAGAGATAAGGGCAAGGTTGTAAATATGGATATTACACAGATACCGAAATCTATGAATATCACACCGGATAGATGGATGCATTATTTGTCAAGTGTTGGCGTTAACTTTATTAATCCATATGATTCTGGATGGAATATACCTGGTCGTGAGGGAGGAAAACCTGCACAGTTTAATCAAATTACAGCTCTTGATTTAACTATGAGCAATGTGATATCTGAATATATTCAATTAATGGATAAGATTGAACAATTAGCAGGTACTATTTCTGGTATTACAGAACAGCGACAAGGTGCTATTAGTTCATCAGAACTTGTTGGTAATGTAGAGCGATCTGTTATACAATCTTCCCACATTACTGAACCATTGTTCTGGGTGCACAATTAGTGTAAACGTCGAGTATTAAATATGCTTTTGAATACAGCTAAAGGTGCTTGGCAAGATTCTGGTAAACAGAAATTATCGTATATTTTTGACAATGGTGAACGTGCATTCTTGGATATATCTACTAAATTCTATTATGAGGATATGGATGTATTTGTGAGCGACGCATCTAAAGACTTAGAGAACATACAAAAACTACAACAGCTAATACAACCAGCTATGCAAAATGGTGCAAGTCTGTTAGAAGCTGCCGAATTGCTTACAAGTGATAACTTTAATATCATCAAACAAAGATTACAAGATATGCAAACTCGTCAAGAGCAATTGCAGCAACAGCAACAAGAGCAAGAACAGCAAGCTCAAATGCAAATACAACAGATGTAGAATGAAGCTAAACAGCAAGAACTCATGCTTAAAGAAGCTGAATTAGATTTGCAGAGATATAAAATAGATTCTGACAATCAAACCAAAATTGCTGTCGCTGAAATTAGTGCATATCGTGGTACTGAAGACAAGGATGCTGATGATAACGGTATACCAGATCCAATTGAAATAGCTAAAGACGCTACACAACAGCGTAAAATTGATCAAGATGCTTATCTAAAACGTTATGAAGCTCGTCAAAAGCGTGAAATAGAAAACGCTAAGATTGATCTTGAAAAGAAACGTATGAATCACGAAATGGAGCTATAGAAACAAAAAGATGAGGCCGCATTAGAACGTGAACGGTTAAAGGCTAAAGTAGCTATAAAGAATAAAGTAGCAGGGGAGAATTAATATGGATACATTTTAGAATAGATTTAATCGTTGGAAAAACGGTGAAAATTATTGGATAATTAGAAATGAAGCCATTCGAAGAACCAGTGACCCGAGAGAACAATATGATTATGTAGGTTATTTTGATAAATATGGAACACTGGAACCATCAGATTAGACAAACGGACATTATACAGACGAATTTAAGCTTCCTTTGCATCCTACTTTCTCAGATGAATCGGTGTATTCTACTAAAAATACTCCAGGTGGCCATTGGTCAAAAGATGGAACTAAATTTTATCACAGCAAATACACAATAAATCATCCAGAAGAAACAAGATTATATTTAAAACAAAATGATCCAAATGTAAAACCAATTTATAAAGGAGGAGTTGTGTTACCAGAAGTTAAAATTACACCAAAAAAATTATCAGGTTATAAAGGTGGTAAGGACTATAATAATCCAGAAGTAGAGGCGTTTGTAGATGATATGGCTCCACTTGTAGCTGAACGTTTGACAGAAATTGGAAAACCTGAAGCATTTGATAATGTAATGCGTCAGATCGCCATAGAATCAAAATATGGACAAAGTCGTGCAGCTAAAGTATTAAACAACTACGGTGGAGTTAGGCTTCGTCGTAGTAAAGAATACATGGGTTATCCTAATAAAAAAGACTTTGTTAAATACCATCTTGGTGATGATGTACTTTTAAATGATAGATATGAAGGTATTTTAGATACTACTGATCCTACCGAATACGCTACTATTGCTAAAAAAGGTGGTTATTATGAAGCTTCTTTAAAAGAATATGCTTCTAAGATGCGTAATATGAAAACACTTGATCATTACACAAAACAATGGAAGGGTAGAAATACATCTAAATTAAAACCTCCTGTTAAAAGAACAGGTTCGTAGTTAGTATAGAATTTGGAAGACGGTGCATATAATTTTCAGGGCGGACCAAACAGAGTTCCTTTATCATTAAGACCACCTATAAAACATTATGCAGAAGGTAAAGATTAGGACACATATTTTGCAGGAACATTACCAGAAGTTGAAGTAAAACCAAATGCAGTGATGCGTAGATATTTCAATGAAATGCGTCCAAGTATAGAAAAAGGTGCTGCTTTAGATTTGGCAAAAGACTGGGATCAACAACGAAATGACGCTGGAGTAGGTGACCCAAAATTATCATATCAATTCGCAGATGGTCCAATTAACAAAACGATAGATGTGTGGAAGATGGCAGGATCACCAAATATTTCTAGTATAGATCCAATTAATAACAGATTCCGTGATGGAACAAAACGAGCATATATTTCATATGGATTATTTCGCAAACCAATAATCAGAAATGCTCAGTCGTGGGAGAATGTTGTTTCCGAGCTATCGCACCCAATGTAGCTAAAATATGGATCAAATTCAATAGTTAAAGATATAATATCAGATTTATTTAATGGAAAATTATATCATCCAGATAATAAAAATAGGTACAATCAAACGTGGTATGAAAGAGACGATGGTTCAGAATATGAAACTCACAGTGTTATTTAGCCAATGTTGAATGATTATATTTATGGTGATATATATAGAGATAAATATAAATTATTAAGTGGTTCTAAATATCAAAATGAGGTTAAGTATTACTCTACACCAAAAGAACTATTGAAAAATCTTTCACAATTAAGAAAACGCTGAATGAACAGCGAAACAAATAATTTAATTATTAATTAATAATTATGGCAAAAAAGAAAACAGATAATCCAACGGGATTTGATAATGTTTTAGATAACTTATATGGTAGTCCAGAAGATACCAAAGAGGTTACGAACATCGATGATCTGCCCGCTGAGGATACAACTATTATTACAGAAGATCCAGAAGGCAATTCTGAGGACGAAAAAGTGGACGGGAATCCGAACTTTAATGATGATTCCGATGTTCCAGAAAATATTTTAAATAAAAAATCCAACAAAGATTCAGATACAAAAACAGAAGACCATGCAGTCGAACAAACTGACGAAAAGGAAGATGTTGAGATAACAGACGAATAGATTACTGAAGCACAGCAAATCAGTGCATTATTCGATGCTGTTGGTGAATCACTTGGATGGAATATGGCGGATATTAACGAGGAAGATAGACCTCTCACTGTAAATGATCTTACACAATATCTTGCAGATGTTGTGCATCAAAATTCTGTTCCACAATATGCTGACGAACGAATTCAAAAATTGGATGAGTTTGTAAAGAATGGTGGAAATTTTGAAGATTTTTATAGTGTGCAGAAACAAACGTTGTCACTAGATAACATTGATTTAGAACAAGAATCAAACCAAAAGAATGTGATTAGCGAATTACTTCGATATAATGGATACACAGAAGAGCAAATTAATAATAAAATTGCTCGGTATGAGGATGCCGATATGTTATACGAAGAATCTGAAGACGCATTAGAGCGTCTTAAAAACATTCGACAGATTGAAGCTGATGAGCGTATTGCACAGCAAGAAAAGCTTGCCAAAGAACAATATGAACAGCAAACAAAGTTTATGCAATCTGTAACTGAAAATATTAATTAGCTGACAGATATTCGTGGAATTACAATTCCAAAAGAAGATCGTAAGGCACTATATGATTATATATTTAAAGTCGATGCGAATGGGCTTTCACAATATCAAAAAGACTTCGATTCAAACTTGACTAAAAATTTAATTGAATCTGCATATTTTACAATGAAGGGAGACACTATCATAACCGGAGCAAAAAAGACCGGAGAAACGTCCGCTGCTGAGAAACTTAGAAAACTATTACGACATCAATCAAAGAACCATTCTTCAGTTGGTGTTGAAGATAAAACCAAATCAGTAGCAGACCTGGTAACAGGACTCTACTAATGTAAAAATTTATAATAATATATGAATAACTTACTCAACGGTCTACAGTTGTACAGAGGAAAACGTTTCTCTGACCTGGTAGACGAAAACATGATTTCTAACGCTTTACTTACAGAGCCTCATAAAATTGCTGGTTTACTGTCATTAGTATTTGGTACTAAAGACGATGGTGTATCTACCGCTATTGACTTGATCACTGGTGGTCTGGGTAAAACGATGACTATTAATAATCGCGAATACGAATGGTCTGTTCAGATCGATCAAGATCATGCTGTAAACATCATGTGGGTTAAGTGGAATGGTGCTACTATCACTTCTGCTAACTATTCTACAGCTACTGCTGGTTTGAATGGTACACCCATTTATGTTGCATTGGAAGAAAAGGAGTATGGTCCCGGAGCTCTGCTTTCGTTTGACAACATCAACTTTCAGGTTCGCGTAAATGGCGCACCGTATCAGGATGGTGCTGCTTGGGTATATGAGTGCTATGTAGCTGACGGTTTTGCTGGTGCGTATATTCCTGGTGAATATTTGTTACCCGGTCGTCAGGTAAGCCGTATTGGTAGTGCTTACGAAGAGTACTCTGATGAGGCTGATATCATCAGTTATCAGACTCCGTTTAAGATGCGTAACAACTTAATGACCATGCGTCTTTCGTATGACATCACTGGTGACGCATATTCTACGGTTCTGGCTATTCAGTTGACAGATCCAGAAACTGGTAAGAAGAGCTATTTATGGTCTGATTATCAGTATTGGAAAGCACTCCGTGAATGGAAGAAGAGAGAAGAATTTCAGCTGTTGTTCGCTAAGTCGAACCGTAATGCTGATGGTACATATGCGAATAAAGGTACCAACGGACGTCCTGTAGCCATTAGCGCAGGTTTGTTCGAGCAGATCTCTCCTGCAAATGTTCGCTACTATACTACTTTAACAGCAGAGCTGTTAGAGGATTATCTCTTTGATCTGTGCTACAATATGATCGGTACTAACGATCGTAAGTTTATTGCACTGACTGGAGAAATGGGTATCAGAGAATTCGACCGTATTTTGAAAGAAAAAGTAGCTGGTTTCAACCTCATTGATACGAAGTTTGTTACTGGTAGCGGTCAAGAGTTGACACTTGGTGGTCAGTTTACTACGTATAAGATGACTAACGGAATCGAACTCACACTCAAACGCTGTGCATTGTTCGATAATATGGAAATGTTTAGACAGCTCCATCCGTTGACAGGTAAACCTCTTATGTCTTATACATTCTTGTTTGTAGATCTCGGTACACGCGATGGTCAACCTAACATTGTTAAGGTTTGTCGTAAGGACCGTGAACTCGTACAGTGGACTACTGGTGGTTCTGTAATCCCAAGCGGTTACGCACACGACATTAATACTTTACGTTCTAACAGCCGTGATGGTTATCAGGTACACTTCTTAGGTGAAGTTGGTATCATGGTACGCAATCCTCTGTCTTGCGGTATTCTTTACTGCGATGCAGATGACGCTGAAAAGATCTGATAATAAAATAAATAAGTTGACGGTCGAGCCCGGGTATAGTGCCCGGGTGTACGACGTCACAACATACTAATTAATTATGGTAGTTGAATTAAAAATTAAGAAAAAGAATCCCTGGGCTGGTCTGATTAAGTATAGGTCTTGTTTTGATTACATTGCCCCTTATTTTACTAGATCTGGGTCGATATATACAGGATTGACTCCTGAAGATGAAAAATACTTTGAAAAAGCTTTAGGGTACGCAGATGGTCATCTTGCTCGTACAAGCGATTTCTGGACCACATTTTGTGTAAAGATTGGGTCTCGTACATTGTTACTAGATGATGCAGTTCCTCGTCAGGCTATGATTATTAAGTTTTTAACTGGTCATAAGCGTGTAGCTACATCATTAGATACAATGGACGCTGGAAAAGATTATCTGTTGATTAACCGTGAAGCTGAAGCAATTGAGCAAAACAAAACAAATAAACTTCGCAGAGACGCTATTAAAGAATTTGATAAGTTATCACTTGAACAAATGCGTCAATGTCTGAGGTTATTTGGTGTTAGATCAGATGATATGTCTAATGAACTTGTTGAATCTACTTTGTTTAATCTTGTAGATAAACAACCGAAGAAGTTCTTCCAGAAGTGGGTTGATAACAAGACAAAAGACACTGAATTCTTGATTGAAGAAGCTGTAGCAAAAGGTGTTATTCGTAAAGAAAGAACATCATATTTCTATGGTACAGATATGATCGCAGACTCAATGGCCGAAGCTATTGCATATCTTGATAATAAAAAGAATCAAGACCTGAAGCTTTCGATTATAAACGAAACTCAGAATAAATAATTTATTTACGACGTATGACACATAGTGATATTTATACTAAGTTTATGATAGAATATGACAAGGCAAATGTTACTTCGTCATATCCGTCGCTAACACAATATGAAGCCGCTGTAATACTCGATAAAGCATACCTAGCTATAATAGCTCAAAAATTAACAGGAAACAATACAAGAGGTATGGCATTTGAAGGGGATACAAAGGCTATAGAAGATATGAGACCACTTATTACAACAAAATAGGTGGTTACAATATCTAAAGATACTTTTGTAAACAATTGCTTATAGTGCACTTTACCAGATGATCTATTATATTATATTACTGGTTTAGTTACGCTAGATCGCAATAGTAAAGACAGACATCAATATAAATCTCTCATAACTTTAATATCGCATATTTCTGCTGAGAGAATGAAACAAACATCTAGTAACATACCTTGGGTAAAAAATCCAGTTGGATATTTGGAAGACAACATGTTATATATTTTGTATGATGCAATGTACAATATTGTAAGTACTAATAATACAGATGTAATACTTACGTATATAAAAAAGCCAAATAAGTTTTCTGGAAATGTTGTTCCAAGACCTGGAGATACATTTAATATAAGTGACGTTACACAGTTTGAATGTTCTGAGACGATGGCGAATGAGCTTGTTAATATGGCAGTTGTAATAGCCACAGAAGTGGGTGAATCGCCAAGATTAAACAAGACAATTGGGGATAGAATTTGAGCGTAGATTATATGAAATATATCCAGCGCTTCAAATAAATGAAAAACTTGATACTGATACTATATATTCAATACTTAGTGAATATCAGGCAAAATATGTTAAAAGTATGTACATTTTGTCGGAACAAACCCTTTCAAATAGTAGATCATACAAAAAAGCATTAGATACTGTTAAAACATTAATCAAGCGTGAAGTATTGAATGTTTTTTCACACAATGCATCTGAAAATCAAATATCTGGGAGATTGCCTGACAACTATTATCTATACGTTAGTAGTATGTCTTCTGTAGATGAATATTATAAAACTAAAGGTAAAAAACTTGCAAAAGAAGTATTGTTACCAAATACTTTTATAAAACACGATGAGATAAGCGATGCAAGATTAAATGCATATACTAAAAACGGAATTTTGCGTAATCCATTATTCATATTAGAAAATGGTGAATTTAAAGTATATCATGACTCTTATACAAATATATTAGCAATCATATTGACATATTACAGTATGCCTAAAAATTTTAATGTAGCAGATTTTAATGCATTTAATGATAATGGTGTTTGTGAGCTACCATATTCATGTTTTGATGAACTTGTAAATGGTGCAGTTGATATGTATATCAAGGATTATAAATTCAAGATATCCTTGGAATCAAGTAAGAGACGTCCAACAAATAATGGGGAGGCTAACTAATGAAAATGATTGATATATTAGAAGGATTTGAAATCGAAATTAATAAGATCGACGATGCTGTTGGTAAACCTAATGTTGTTGACTCTGAATATTGGTTAAATCAAGCTGTTATTAAATTTGTAAAGTTGAGATTTAATGGTGATTTTGTACACAAAACATCTTATGAACAAAATGAAAAACGTAGAAACGATTTGTTAAATTTATATAAAGAATAGGATGTACTACTCACTAATCCTTCTGCATTAAATAATCTTTATGATGAATATAAGGTTGTTTATAATGATGATGTATTGTTTACACTAAATGAAGATGTTACAATACAAGATAAAGAAGGTAATAGAAATAAAGAAACAAGTGTATTCGAATGTACTGCTGATAGTTTTATGTATCGAATAACAAACAGTCTTACTGATTTTCATTACAGATTTGGTAATGCAAGACCATTGCGTGTACGAACAATTGATGGATGTCTATTGTTTACAGACAAGAATTACAACATTACTCGTTATAAATTGGGATACTTAAGGTTTCCTAAGAAAATAACATTATCAGAACCATTTGATGAGTATTTAGATTTTGATGATGTTACAATGCCTGAAATAATTAAAATGGCTGCTCAAATGTATTTAGAAAACATAAAAGAAGAGCGTTATAAAACAATTACTCAGGAAGTAAATACTCAAGAATAATAATTTAACGTGGAAAGCCCAGCCCGTTAGGTCGGGTCTTAGACATTAGGGTGAGTAGAAAAATTAATAAATATGATTACATACGTAAATACAGTGCTCGTTAGCAATGCTGCTACCGACGCTATTTTAACTGCTGCTCCTGCCGCAGCTACTGGTATTAACACTCCTTCTGCTGATGCAGGTAAGTTCATCTTTATGAACTGTGACATTGATTATGTTCCTGTCGCTACTCCATTGCCAGCCGGTGCTTTATATAACATTCAGGGTGCTAAGGTTATCAAGATCGGTTTAGTTACTAAGCAGAACGTTGCTAAGGTTGATCACGCTACCGGTACTATTTCTTATGTACCTGTTGTAAAATGGTCTAACGAAATCCAGAAAGGCAGTGTTAAGTCATTCAGTAAGTTGACATATACTGCAAGTACCGAAGATCAAGTTGAGGTTAATTTCGGAGGCATGACCGCGAATGTTGAAAACAAATTGAAAGAAGGTGGTAAGCGCGTCATTGTTCGCATTACTTATAAGGATATGCCTACACGTTTTCGTAAATGGACTGATTCTTATGAATATGTAACTGTAAATGGTGATATCAAAAAGACAATTGCTACAGCTATTGCTAAATTGATCAACAAACAGCATAAGCGTGCTAGAGTTAAGGTAACTGATGATACCAACGGAAAGTTGACATTCACCGCTCTTCCTTATACTGATGATGATACCGCTGAATCAATCAATGTAGCTGGTAAGGTTCGTTTTAATGTAAATGTATATTTTACAGATCCTACCGCAGCAGCATTTGCTTCTAATAACAAATATTTTGTTGACGGTGTTACTATCAAGAAAACTCCTGGTGTGTTGTATCCCGCTGATGCTAAGTTGGTTCGTGACCATGAGCGTCAAGCAATGGGTTACCAAGGCGTATTGAACCGCGGCGAAGGTACGTGGCCAATTATCAAGCCTGCTATGGATGTTGATATGACAGCTAATTATGATGCTTTAACTTTACAGTTAGAGAATACATATCATGCAGCTGATGATATTAATCGTCAAACTAAAGAAGTTGTTGAGATCTACGGCATTACCGGCAAACTCGGTAAGGTTGAGGCAGAAATCAAGAAGTTCTTAGCTTAATAATAAATACAACTAGGCTGGGGTGGGGTTAACCCGTCTCAGCCTTTTTGTTTAATTGTAGGAATATGAGAAAAATAAGAATTGGAAACGATATTAGGATTCAGACAGCTTTGACTGAATTGGACAGCTTTGATCAGAATATGATTAAACAGCTGAAATGTTATTTCATCAAAACTGAAGAATTAGAATATGTGGATTTAAATAATCTGGGTTATCCTTAGTATTATTCTCCTACTGAATACGATATATGTTCTTGCGGAATTCCACAATACAATTGGTTACCATACAATGGTTATGTGTTTAACTCTGGAATGTTTGGACCAATTGATGACTATCGTATATTTCCAACATATAATGGTTTTGGTGTAAATTCAAAACAATTTAAAATTACATAGAAAGAATATCTTGCACCATCTAGGGTTTTGGCCAGTGGTAATAAGATAGAATGTTATTTCCCCGCACAAGATCAAAAGAATATAGGTATATACAAACTTGTTATTGTTGTTACTTGTTATCAACACGGCTGGGGATCAAACAATCTTCGTACCTATACTTTGGACAAAGGTAATATAATTCAGCTTGTAGACGATAATAGTGGTGAAAACGGTAATATCAACATTGATACTACATTAAACGACGTTATTGATATTATAGTACCTACAGACCAAATCACATTGAGGGCTGGTGAAAGACTTAAACTTGGTGAACGAGACTGTATAGGTAATATATTTTATATTAATGTTCAAAAGTCAGACAGAACTGCTGAAGAATTAAGCAATAAATATAATCCTACATGTGTAATAAGAAATGTTACATATGGTATTTAGGATTTAGCATTTGTTGATAACCAGGAGTTGGTGAGTTCTGCAAATGGTTCTGCTAATTATGAAATGGACATAACTGTAAATAATATTACAAAAACAATCAGAATCCGCGTCGATGGAGATAAGACAGTCACATTTAGCACTCCTTATGTTGGACAAAGAAATCTTTCTAATAATAATATGTTGGTTAAGTATAATAAACAATATATATTAGGTATTACAGCTATTTCTCAGCCATTTGGTACAATCACTGTGAAAATGGGTAATGTTGACATTACGGCACAGTCATTGACAAATACTGGAACAAATAGGAAAACGGTTTCTATTCCGCATGTAGTAGATAACATAACGATTACGGAGGCTTAATATGGATATTTTGATTAAGAGAATCTCTCTAAAGGATACATATACAATAGGGAAACTTTACATCAACGGTGTATACTTTTGTGACACACTTGAAGATAAAGTTCGAGATTTAAATAAAAACGGTGTTTTTGATAATGGTGAAAAAAAGGTGTATGGCGAAACAGCGATACCTTATGGTACATACGAAGTTGTCTGGGCATATTCACCTAGGTTTAAGATGTTCACACCAAGATTGTTGAATGTTAATTCATTCGATGGTGTTCTGATACATGCTGGTAATACAGCGGCAGATAGCCATGGTTGTATCTTGGTTGGTGAAAATAAAGCAGTTGGTAAAGTATTAAATTCCAAAAATACAGTGGAAAAGTTATATCCTATTATTGAAAAAGCGTGTAAAAACGAAAAAGTAAAATTAATAATAGAGTAATATGACAAGACACTCAAAAGAGGTATTTCAATACACAACAGCGGCTGTATCATTAGCTAGTGGTATAGCATTGACATTTTTAGCATTTTTCTTAAACGCACATCATATTCCAAGTGAAGTTTTATGGTATGTATCACAAACGCTCGTATATGCAGGTAGTGTATTTGGTATACAAGCATACGTAAATACTAAACTTGGAGAAATCAGAACATATTTGACCGATAAAGAAAATGGAGATACTAACAATACTAAGTTGGCTAAAAGCTAACCGAGTTATTGTCTTTAAGGCGTTTTTATGCGCTCTGGTGGCCTCATCTATTGCTACTAGTATATTTCTGTACAAATAGAATAAAAAGCTTACAGAGGGCCTAGAAATGGCCTAGAATAACATTGAGGCCTATTAGGGGATTGCTAGCAACTCCTGGTAGGCCAATAATGTTTTAAAGCTAGACATATCTAAGCTTCAATAGACAAATGACTCATTATTAACAAAATTAGATAGTGTAAGACATAAATTAAAAATAAAACCGAAACAAATTAATATCGCTGCAACTTAGAGCCAATCCTTATACGTTAATAAGGGTAAGGGGGTAAGGGGGTAGGATATAGTTACTACTATTATAAAAGATACTTTATATAAAGACAGTATTAAATATAATGATCTTACTTCTGTTTATTATACTATAGGAAAAGATACAGTAAATATACAATTAGATTTGAAGAATACTCAATATTTATTTGTATATAAGAAAAGACAATATAAAAATAAGAAATCGTTCTTTAAACGATTATTTACATTAGACTTTAAACGTGTTACTGTATATAAATACAATATAACTAACTCTAACGATTTATTAGAAACATCTGATGTTAGGGTTATAGAAGCAATAGACAAGTAATATGGCAAAAATTACACTTAAACAATTAGTGGATGATATACTTCTATTGGTTCGTAATAATAATATAAGTGAGAGTGAAGATCTTTCTCGTGCATAGATCATAATGTGGATACGAGCATATAAACATCAAATCATCAAAGATAGAATTGATCGTCAAAAAGATAAAAGTGACGATTTAGATGATTTAATTGAAAATGTAGACGATATATATATCAAAGAGAAAGGTCCACTTGAGCTTATTGATGTAGATTCACTTGATGGACTACCAATATATACAAGACGGATAAAAAATAAACTTGAAGGTATTTTTGATGACGATGAGGATAGTATATTGGCGGTACACGATCAACAAGGTGAAAATATTCAATATATGAACCATATACGAAGACATTATCACTATTTTAGAAAATATACAGCTAGAGAACTTACTGCGTATTACCAAAATGGTTATGTGTATGTACAAGGAAACTAGGACTTAAACCAGCTGCGCTATATTTGGGTGCTTGCTGTGTACGAAGATGACGATGATGACATTTGGGATAAAGCAAAAGATGAGTCTGAAATATTAATTCCGGCATGGATGATTGCTCCGATAAAAAATGCTATACTCAAGAATGAATTACCGTTCATGTTAGGTAGACCTAGTGATGACAGTAATAACTCTACCTTAGCTAGTGTTAAACCACACGGACCACAAGACGATGAGGAATAAAAACTCGTATACGTTTAGGGATATGTATAATACGGTGCCAATAGAGGTGCCGTATTTGACGTATAAGCGAATATTAGAAGAAATGTGCTATGTAATACTAGAACACATGTTAAATCGCTCAGAAGGCTTTAAAATGCCGTCAGGGCTTGGATATATACAGATAGTTAAATATAAACCAAAAGCTCTAAACGATAAATCCTTGTCTGTAGATTATAAATCAAGCAAGTTATATGATAAAAAAATATATCATTTAAATGAACATTCTAGTGGCTATAAATATAGATTATTCTGGTCTAAAATACCAATGACATTTGCAGATAGATACAAATACACGATAAATTTCACTAGATACAACAAAAGAAAACTTGCACAATTGATATTTAACAAACAAGATTATATTAACATAAATGATATACAATTTTACAAAATGTGAATCAGTCATTGCTAAAATAATGGCTGATATGGATTCTTCTGAGGCGAGAAATATGACTACCGACATCAAAGAATGGATCTTTGAGGCCATTGCACAGATTGGTGCACCAATGTAGTATATCAGAAGAGAATCAGGGACAGATGGGCTTCCAATACTTAAAATAGAAGACTATCAGGTTCCATTACCTTCAGACATAGAACACCTAGATGGTGTAGCGTATTCATCAAATTAGAATGGACAGTGGACACCGATGAATACTATGTCTGGGGTATTTAGAAATTATGGCGGTAACTAGAAGATGAAATTTAATTTATCAGACAAGTCTAGTGCTAATTTAGCCATAGAAGAAACATAGTAGGAGTTTGTGTAGCCAATGTAGTACAAATATCCAACAGCACAATCATAGATAATTGCTAGAAACAATTCAAAATATTTGATGAATATGTTTGATCGCAAGTTGGATAAAAAACCAGAATACTTTATAAAACCAGGATGGATAGTAACAAATATGAAGACTGGTTATTTGAAATTGGCTTATAAAGCAATCGCTACTGACGAACGTGGATACCCATTGATACCGGATATGTACTCATATCAAGAAGCAGTCTACTGGTATGTTATGATGAAGCTCAATTTCCCCAAATTTATGAAAGGAAAACTTGGTGGCAAATTAAAAAGTGCAAATCAGACATTATACTTCTACATACAACAGCAATGGAATTTTTATAGAAATCAAGCATATGCTGAAGCAATGATGCCTACAGCAGATGATATGTAGAATATTAAAAATGATTGGAATAAACTTATACCGGAATGGGAAAGTAATGAAACGTTCTTTAAAGATATAAACAAACCACAATATACTTATAACGACTATTATTATGGATACTAATCAAAACACAACGTTTATTAATACCTTCACAGAGGGTATGAACACTGATACAGCGGCGTCAATGTTGAAGCCGACGCAATATCGTGGTGCAAAAAATGTTCGTTTTGTGACAGATTCAAATAATAATACCGGAGAACTTCATACAATAGATGGTACAGTATTAGCAGGAGAGTTCGGTGATAAAATCATTGACACTGCTTATACACGTGATTATGGTATAGTAATATATACAAAGAAATATACAGCCAAACAAAAAGACCATACTGGTCACGATGTAGAACCAAATATAAATTATATATACATCGATAGGTTTTAGAATCCATATTATAATAGTTCTCCTTCTAAAAACAATATACAATAGATAAGAAATAAAGAAACCATATTTGGGCCTTGTTCAGATTATCAAATAACTAATAAATTGAGCATGGTTACGAGGTGGGAGGATATAAATAATGCAAAGTTATATATAGCCGATGGTAAAGATTCTGTTTGTATATTAAATATATTTAAACACAATGGATATTCTTTTGAAGAATTAAGAACGTTTCCTACGATAAAATTAAATAAATTTAGATTTTGCGGATTAACTGAAGGGTCATTAAAATCTGGACAAGTACAATATAGCTATCAGTTATATCAAAAAGGTGGTAAAGTTGGACAAATGTCTCCACCAACAAATCAAATACAAATCTCCAATAAAAATAACAGTACTATTGATGCAAAAGTACTTATTGGTTTAGAGAAACAAAAAGCATCAAACAGTGGAGTAGTATTAGAAGTCGATATTGATGCTGATGTTATAAACAAACAAGGTTTAAATAGTATTAAGATATATAGAATATATTATTTAGAACCTGGATAGATACCAGAAGTTAGTTTAATATATGATGGGCAGATAAACGCCGGATTGTTTAGGTTTACAGATTATGGCAGAAAGTCGTTATAGAATTTGACATTAGAAGAATATAATAATTATTCTGGTATATATGTGATACCAAGAGTTATCGAAAGCAAAGATGATATTTTATTTGCAGCAAACATAAAAGAGAAAATATCAACTATCGATAATTTTGAATCATACGACGCTAGAGCATTTCAATTTGACCCAGTTACTAATAAAACACACATACGTAGATTCGCAGACAAAACGTCAAAAAATAAATCAGATATTGAGGCATATAGCATCGATGAAATAAAACAAAAATGGGCTGATAATTCTGTTTCATTTATCACACACGATTGTTATAATATATTTAATGATGTAAACGAATAGCAAGACGATGCTTCTAAAAAGACAGCATTGACAACGAACGATGTTGAATACGGATGGTATGATAGATTTACATCTAAAGATGCAAACGGAAAGCAGTATTATGGTGGAACTGGAGCAAGTATAAGTTGGAGATTTGTAGTATCAAAGCTTGTTGGTGATGGTTCTAGAGAGACAATAGACCCAACAAATGATGCGTTTGGAAACGCTACAAATACAACAAACACATTACCAAATGAAAGAGTTTCGTCAGATGATATTTTACTAAGTTGGTATGTAACATCTCAAGGACATCTCGAAAGAACACCATTATATCTTGGAGATAAGATTGATTATGTTGGTGGAATGTCATATACTAATCCAAAAATAGCATATAGCATGAAGTCTCTTCGAAGAGATGAATTATATAGATATGGTATTGTATTATATGATAAACATGGTAATGCTAGTGAAGTAAAGTGGATTGCAGATATTCGTACCCCAAGCATATATACTCAAGGATTTGAGCATTTCATGATTAATGATTATGTATAGACTTTAGATGGGGATGAAGATGATATACTTGGTTTATCTGTAAGACCTTTGGGTATAGAATTTGAGATTCATAGTCTGCCAGATGGATGTGTTTCCTATGAGATTGTAAGGTGTAATCGATCGGCAGAAGATATTGCTACAATTACACAAGGTGTTGTTTCAAGGCCTATAAAACGAATATTTCACAGAAATTATACCGGTGCTCAAAAAAATAATCAACCATATACACCGTCTGGGTTTTTAACAACAGCTAGGTATTGGTCTGGGTATGAAGCTATTGCTCGAGCAAAGAATAAAGATTTTGATAAAGATCAATACAACGATCGTGCAATAACCGAAGCTGATAATTACGAAAATATAAATACATTTTAGTTTGTTTCTCCAGAGATTTCATATCATAGAGATTCTACATTTTAGCTTCTCGGTAATAACCATTTAGATGTATGTCCACAATTATATTTATTTGGTTCAGCAGGTGGTGAAAAACATAACCATGTTGATAGCCGTGTTCAATATATTGGTGGAAGCGATGGTTCAGGTGGTTTAGATCCTGATTAGATGTATTTAGACAGCGTGCGCAATTCGGACAGATACCAGGAGTTTTTTATGGCTGGAGCTAACAATACGAATATAATGTTAAATCCATTTAAATTCTATTCTTGGGACACTTCAAATGGACAAACATATGAATTTAGAAATATAGAGTATCAGCCAGATTTGTCGAAAGATGCGATGAATCAATAGATAGCGATTTCACAAAGAGCACATTATATTGATCATAGTTATCGTATGCATAAAGTTGGAGCAATTCTCCACGATATAAACAAATACGATTCATATTATACTAATCACTCTACACGTATTTCTAGAACAGTAGTTCCACCGCTTAAACACAGTATAAAACTAGATAACATAAACCAATCTGATATTATTACTTACGGTTCTGATGGAAGTAAGGCTTGCGAAAATGCGTTCTCATACATAAAATTATATAATCAGTCAAGAGATGTATTTTTGAGAGGTCATGTTCCTGGAAGACCGGATTAGGATATGTGGTTAAAAAGTGATAATACATTTTGCGGATTCCCGGCAACTAGACATCGTGCTCAAAATAAATGTGAAGTAACTGCATTTTCACTTCCAGTAGAAATGGGGTGGAATGATATGTTAACTGGCGACAATTTAAAATATGCAGATTAGATTACTACTATTGGGTCTGAGACCTACTGCAATTGGGTTTGTGGTGGATTATATAGACACAAAGATGGCCCATTTAGAGATTATCATACATTCCCAGAAGAAAAGGATCGTTTCGCTTTTGAAACATTTGGTCCCGCTGGTAGATGTTTGTTATTTACCATAAACAACGAATGGAAGACAAACACATCTGAAAAAGATGGTACATATAATAGAGAATCTTTCTTATTTTCAGACACGCTTGGTGCCGACAGTACAATTTAGCCAGGATATTTAATTTCCAATGGAAGCATTACTGACTATGTATACGACAGTCAAGAGGTATCGGTTGGACAGATTACATACAGTGAAATACGAGACGGAGTTCAGTATCACGGTTTATAGTTTGTAACATTTAAAGATTCTGATTATAAAATAGATAGATCTAAGTGGGATAATGTGATAATAGGTGACGTTAACACGAACACATATAACACACGTCAAATATATCGAGAATCAATTTTTGGTACATACTTGTGTAATATGAGACAACGAATTACGCCATATCGCGGTTGTGATTTTTAGTCTAGGGCTTTAAGTCAGTATTATAGTTTTGGAGATATTTATAAGTCGAATGATAGAAAAGCAAGTATTTTCAACGGCGATTGTTATATACAGCCATTCGAATATGTATCGTTACATAAATACTATACGTCTAAACTTGGGGGCGGCAATCCACACATGGTAGTATACTCTATACCGGTAGAAACAAATATAAACTTATCATTAACATACGGTGAAGAGTTTTCAATGAATTCTTCAAAAGGTACACAAATATCTAATATTTAGATAGAACCTTCAAATGTAAATGGGTTATATTTACAAACAAAACCACTATATAGCAATAACGGTGCATACAATGATTTGAACAAATCTAAATTACATCAAGCATACGATTATTATTCCCACAAACAACAGAGTAATAATTTAGATTATAGATGTAGATATTCTGAACAGAAAAGTAATAATGAATATGAAGATAAGTGGTTGGTGTTTAAAGCTGGAAATTATTTAGATGTTGATACAAGAAATGGCGAAATAACACAACTTAGAACATTTAAGAATAGTTTGATGTTCTTCCAGGAAAATGCTTTTGGTCAATTCTCTGTAAATGAACGTACACAAATATCTGATAATTCAAACAGACCTTTAATATTAGGTACAGGTGGTGTATTGAGTAGATATGATTATATTACTACAACTAATGGTATGAAAAAGAATCAATTTCTTACAGAAATCATGGAGCA